GTATTATGTTTTGTTTATTTGGCGCCTTGCCAATATCAGTGTTAAGAACCCAATATTCAAAGGTAACCAGCCTCCGTTCTCGGTCCCGTTCCTCACATCTGATCGCAGTAGATCGTCGTTGGATAATTGTTTTTAATGATTTTTATTTTCTTTTCTGGTTTTATATATATTTTTATAATAGATTACAAGTTTGAGTCATCCATGGCTACCGCAGTAATGAACAAGCTACTTTGTGCTAGTGCATCTGGTGCTGTAAACCATGAACTACCTGCTGTGAATGTGACTTTTCCTCCTGCCACAATATCAAGTTCAGCTATAAATACTCGTTCGTATATATCTCCCATTTGTAGAACCGCACTGGTATCGTTATGGAATGTATTTGAATATGTAATACTTGAATCGAGAGCTGTAATATTGTAGGAAGCTGTTGAGCCTCCTGGACTATCAAGAGTGGACATCAATCTTACTGTTCCGTAAAATCCTCTATCAAATGTGATTGATGTATCCGTTTTGGAGAAAGTGACAATTCCAACATCTCCGTATTTTATGACCCCATTTTTAAACATTGTATCAGTGTCCAAATCTGCAGAGGCACATTGAAAGTGCATGTCTAATTTGGTATGATCTTTTCTTGGCTTGAGTAATTCTACGTCATATGAAACCCACAACTCTCCTAAGTTGACATTGGTTCCTTGCATTCCGACAGTGGCAATTTCAAAATTACCAATATCGTAGAATTTCTTATCCTCGCCATTTTCGTTGATACCTCTATGTTTAATGAAGTAATGTTGGCAAACCTGTTCTTTTGGTGAACATTCAATTGGATGTATCATGTTTACTGATGGTTTGCAAGATGTTGTGAATTCGTGAGTTTCCATTTGCTGTTTGTTGGTGAAACTTGGTGAATGAACATTGTAATTTGTGCTCATTATCACTGTTCCCAGCGATGTGTTGACACTTCCCACGCTGTTTCCTGAATTAGATTGGAATGAAAATATCAATCCTTTGAATCTGTATTGCTGAAAATTGGATGCCAATGTTGACAGCCATGGGAATAGTGTTGAATTTGAAGGATTGATAGGTAGTGATCTGAGTGTGAATGCTCCCGCTGTAGATGATGATATTGTGTCTCCTATAAACTCACGATGTCTGATATTCATGATTCTATCTTTCGTTTTGAAGATTGGTGCCCCTTGTGACATTAGACTATTGCCTTGTACTTGGTAGTCCCCCCAACCTGTGATATTCTTGAATACCTTGTGTGCCTCATTTCCGAGTTCAGATCCTAATTCGGACCCAATTCCTGACCATTTTCCTCCCACCCCGCCTATTGCTCTAACAAGTTTGTTCAAGGTTGGATTAAGTTGTGATTGAACTTCCTCCTTGACTGCTTGCTTTGCAACCGGTTTGGTCGATGAAAGAGTGGCTCTTACGAATCTATTTCTTTTTAAATTTTTAAATTTGCTTTTATTTCTACGCATTTTCTGTTTGGATGTAATTAAATGGTGTTGTTTGATTAAACCCTGCTGGCCAGTCCAGTGCTTGTATCACCACTCCATCATAATATTTTTCCCACCTTATCTGTTCCTCAGGTGCTATTGAAAATGCTTTCCAAAAACTATAGCGACTCTCATCTGTCATCTCGACATGTGCACGTTTGCCAACACCTTTGGTTAGCCATGCCATACCTCCTTCATCAAGTCGGTAAGAGTTCGTTTTCTTTGTGCTCACTGAGCAATTCTTGGAAAATGCTTTATAAGCATGTTCGAAGATTGGCATATTTTGATTGAGTACCAACCCTCCATCAGCAACTGATTTCCTCCATGTTCTATATTCGGAGTCAGTTTTGAAAGTATCAACTGAGATAAAATCCTTCGGTATTGCAACTCTTGGATCCCTGATCATCATATAAACACCATCTGCAGCAAGTACTGGATTTGTTTGGCAAAATTTGATTTGTTCCATGACGTACACTTCTCTCTCAATTGTTACATCAAATCCAAAATCAAGCATCCAAGCTGTTATGTTGAAATCTTTAAATTTCTGAAGATCTTTCTTTTCCATTATTAACACACAATCATCTCCGTTGTCAATAATTTTGAACCGTATTTCGGTTTCTTTTCTCAGTTGTATGAGCAAAGACATCATTATTATGATGTTGCCCAATCCAGTATTCTGGTCACCAGAACACCTTGAATCCATTGTATATTTCAGCTCATATCCATCGCTGGTATACATGGTGCAGTTTGTTTTCAATTGCATATCAAATAACCTTTTTATCTCTGCTCGAAAGGTATGGTCGTATAGCATTGGATAGTGTCCATGTTCAAATTTAAGTGCTAACTCCCTGATATGTTGATCAAATCTACTCATATCCAATCCAATTGCAACAGGTTCATCGAATGAATCCCACTTGATCTTTATAGCATCTGCTACTTCTCTGGAATTCAAACCCTTTGCTATGGTTGGACTTTTGTGTGTTTCACCTTCATTTAGCATTTCATCGTATGCGTGGTATATATCATGTTCCACATGTTTAATATATCTCCCGATTGCCTCATTATAAGCCGGAGGTCGTGGTGAAACGACTCGAAAAACTGGTGATTTCTTTTTCTCACATTCAGTTTTTTCAATTTTTATAAAAGATTTTACATTGGATTGGCTTTTGTCGACAGGCAAACCTGCTTGTTTGATCTGTGCGTTTTTGTATAACATAAATTTAGCTCGAGGGACCCTCATTAACCATCCTTCAGGTGTTAGGGGTGTGGCCCAGCCTTTGATGCTCAATAGCACCAGTTCCGTTATTTTGTTTCGTATCCAATACATTCTTCTAAAGGCATTTGGTTTTGGTACCGGTGGAGGGGTAAATATGCCCAATAATGGATTCTTAATCCAAAACACCCTCTCCATCACTGCTCTAACAGCATTCACTAAACTAAATAGAGGTAACAAATATTGTGATTGAGGAACCACCGACTCTATTGCTGTGTACTGTTTTGCTTGTAATTTGTATCTACCTTTAATGTAGCCCTTATCTTTGATATTTATCTCTGTTGTGACCGTCAATGTGGTAGAATCTCCATTGACACTACTTTTGATAATAGGGCATCCTCAGTTTGTGTGATCGATAGCATCCTCTTCAATCTTTAATGTATCTACATTGTAATACATTAATGAGTATGCAACTGCTCTTGTTGCAACCTCATGTTGAAGTTTGTAGCTATGAACACCCCCTTTACGCAGAAAATTAATTGCACGGTCATAAAGGAGAC